GCACCACCACCTCGTCGCCGAGGCACGTGCGCGCGAACTCGCACTCGCGGCAGGTGGTGTTCAGGTCGGTGCGGTAGACGATCGGCAGGCGGCCCTTGCTGGCCTTGGCCATCACCTTGGTCTCACGCTCGATCGCGGCCGCGAGCGCGGGCTTGGGCTCGCGCTTGTAGTTGCTGTCGTCGCCCGCGGCGATGTGGTTCAGGTACTGGGCAGAGGTGCCCGCGCGCTCGGCGAGGGTCTCCTGCTCGGCGCGAGTGGCCTGGCGCAGCCAGGCTTTGAAGGTGCTGATGGTGGTCATGGTGTCGGTGGGGTTGAGGGGTATCCCCGCCGACTTTAGCAGAACATAAGGAACTTGCAGCAGCCGCTGCGTCTGTGTCAGGCTGGCCCGATGGACGTGTACCGCACGCGGCGAGACAACCTGCGCAGAATATGTGGCGAGTGGGGTGGGCCTACCTCGCTGGCCAAGAAGCTGGGCCACTCGAACGGGTCGTACCTGGCGCAGCTGATCGGGCCGAACCCGAGCCGCGAGGTCAGCGAGAAGGTGGCCCGCGAGATCGAGGGCAAGCTGACGCTCCCTACAGGCTGGCTCGATCAGGAGCAATCGGGGATTCCCCAGGTCGACGACGAGGTACTGGCCGCCTGCGTCCGCGCTGTGGCCGCTGCTCTGGACGACCTGAAGAAACGACCGCAACCAAGTGCTTTTGCTGATGTTGTCCAGCTAGTCTACGAACACCGGCGGTTGACCGGGCGCCTGGATGAGGCCTTCATCCAACGAGTTGTGAGGCTACTCAAGTGAAGGACGAACAACTGCAGCAGCGCATCAAGTATTTGATCGAGCACGGCGGTGTCTGGGACGACCCCCTCGCCGACATCCGGCGGAACGTGAGGTGGGCCGTCGGCCTGGGCGCGGTGGCCTTGGTGCTGGCACTGGCTGACCTGGTTCGCTGAACGAAAGACCCGGCTTTTCAGTCGGGTTTTTCTTGCGTGTTGGTTTTAGCAAGTGCTACAGTTGGGTCACACCAACCGGAGCACAACATGCAAGCCTTCCATTCCGCCCAAGACCTGATCCGCGCCGAAGACCTGAAGGGTTCGGGCGATCTGTACGCCGCGCTTCTTACTGTGAAGCACGGTTTTGCGAACGGGCTGACGACGCTGGGCTGCTACTGCTTCACCAAGGCCGAGATCAAGCGCGCCGGCATCCCCTGGAGGTTCGTGGTCCAGTCGTGCGAGTTGCTTGGCCTGAGGCTGGAAAACAGGCACGGGCGTAAGGGGCACATGGTTTCGCGCTGACCCCACCCGCTGCCCCGGTGGGCAGCTGCAAGGCCCGAGCCTTGCACTTACCCGCCACTGACCTGGAGATTGAGATGAAGTGCTACATCGCCACCGCCATAGCCAACCCGCGCGCGGACGTGGCCGACCTCGAATGGACGGCGGACGTTGTGACTGAGAGCGACTACCACGAGCGCGGGCCGCACGCCCACAGCCACCGCACCGGCCCGCACGGCGACGTCGGCACCGCGAAGGACATGGCGAAGGAGTGGGCCGAAGAGCGCGGCTACACCGTTGTCAGCGTCGACGACATCGCTTAAAAACTCCCCACGCCACTGTCGCACCTGCTACAGTCCACTTCCCACCACCTGCTAAACACCATGCACGACCTGAACACCATCATGAAGCTCAACGCACGGGCGATCGAGAAGGCGATCCCGCACTACCAGGCCCAAGGCCGCTGGGTGCTCGCTCGATACGAGGGCGCCCACATCGGCAGCGTCGAGACCTTCTCGTCCGGCAACGCCGCCCAGCACGCCCTGGACCTGAAGCCGGCCAACGCCCACCAGGGCGAGACCGCCACGATCTTCGCCCCGCTGCCGGCCCACCAGGTCGTCGGCAAGCGCGACCAGTCCGAAGACCGGCCCGCGCCGGCCCAGGACGTCACCCTGGGCGACTACATCGCCCGCAAGACCGCCCTCCTCGACAACCCCCAGGACTGAACCATGATCCAAGTCACCCTCCAGTTCTCCAGCATCGCCGCCGCGGTGTCCGCGCTGGCGCGCATCGACGCCGACGCGATCGTCGCCGGCAACCCGGTGCCGCACGCCGCCATCTCCACCGGCGTCACCGCCAACGAGAAGGCCGCCGTCCTGCTGGCCACCGAGGCCGCGATGGCCGACACCGTGGAGGCGCCGGGAAAGCCCAGCGCTGCCCCGACTGCCCGTTCCCCGCGTACTGCCGCGGCGGCCCCCTCGCCGAGCGCCCCCTCGCCCGCTGCGCCCGCACCGGCCCCCACGGCCACCCCGCCGGCTGCCGATGCGTCCTCTGCGTTTGAGTACGCCACCCTGCAGAAGGCCGTCAACGCCGCGGTGCCCAAGCACGGCAAGGACAAGCTCTTGGCCATCGCGCAGAAGCACGGCGCCAAGACGTTCAAGGACCTGCAGCCCACCCAGTGGCAGGCCGCTCACGCCGACGTGATCGCGCTGGGCTGATCATGGCCGACCACGCACGCACCTTCGGCGCCTCGAGCTTCGAGCGCCTCATGCTCTGCCCCGGCAGCGCAGTGCTGGCCGCCGACGCGCCGCGCACCTCCTCGGCCTACGCGGCCGAGGGCACGCTGATCCACCTCTGCAGCGCGAGCGTGCTCAACGGCAGTCGGTGGCCCGCCTTCGGCACCGAGTTCGAGGTCGACGGCCACGTCATCGCGTGGACCGAAGACATGCAGGACTGCGGCCAGCAGTACGTCGACTACGTCGACGCTGTGAACCGCGATGCCCAGGGGCTCTGGGTCGAGCAGCGCGTCAGCTTCGCCGCGGCGCTGGGCATCCAGCCCGACGCCGACGACGGGTTCGGCACCGCCGACGCGATCGTGGCCAAGGGCACCGAGCTCATCGTGGTCGACCTCAAGTGCGGCCGCGGTGTCGACGTGCAGGCCGAGGACAACCCGCAGCTGCAGTTGTACGCCCTCGGCGCGCTCGAGTTGCTCGACGGCGTGGCCGGCGACTTTGACACCGTGCGCTGCGTGATCGTCCAGCCCCGCGCCGGTGGCGTGAAGGAGTGGGTCATCAGCAAGGCGGACCTGTACGCCTGGGCGACCGTGATCGGCGCCGAGGCGGTGCGCGCTGTGCGCAGCGCTCAACTGTTCGGCGGCGACAACGAGATCACGCTCGCGCCGTTCCTGCGCCCCGGCGAGAAGCAGTGCCGCTTCTGCCCGGCCAAGGCGACCTGCCCGGCGCTGCGGGACGATGTCGTGCGCGAGGTGTTCACCGTGGCGCCGGCGACCCCCGACGAGTTCGCCAGTCTCGACACCCCGCACGACCCCAAGCCCGACGACGGGATGTGGTTGTCGGTCGCCCTCACCAAGGTCGACCTGATCGAGGACTGGTGCAAGGCGGTGCGCGCCGAGGCCGAGCGCCGCCTGCTGGCGGGCGACGAGGTGCCGGGCTTCAAGGTCGTGCAGGGCAAGCGCGGCAACCGCGGCTGGACCGACGCCGCCGAGGTCGAAAAGACCTTCAAGGAGACCTTCCGGCTGAAAATCGGGGAGATGTACGACCTGAAGCTGATCAGCCCGACGACGGCCGAGAAGCTGCACAAGGCCAAGGTGATCGGCCCCCGCCAGTGGGCCAAGGTCACCGGCCTGATCACCCAGTCCGAGGGCAAGCCGCACGTCGCGCCTGCCTCCGATCCCCGTCCCGCGCTCGACATCCGGCCCGTGCGCGACGACTTCTCTGACCTGGCCGGCGAACTGGCCTGACGGCCTGAAGGACTACCACCATGACAAACGCTTCTCAACCGATCGGCCGCATCCTGCTCAAGAACGCGCGCCTCGCATTCCCGCAGCTGTTCGAGCCCACCACCGTGGCCGGCGAAGGCAAACCCCGCTACAGCGCCACCATGCTGTTGCCGATTGACCACCCGCAGCTGGCCGAGATCAAGGCCAAGATCGACGCCATCGCCAAGGACAAGTGGCGCGAGAAGGCCGCCGGCATCCTCTCGGGCCTGTACAAGACCGGCAAGGTCGCCCTGCACGACGGCGACGAGAAGAGCCAGTACGACGGCTTCCCCGGCAACATGTTCATCGCCGCCGCGTCGCAGGAGAACGCACCGCCCACCGTGGTGGGCGTTGACCGCGCGCCGCTGACCGCCAAGAGCGGCAAGCCCTACGCGGGCTGCTACGTCAACGCCAGCCTCGAGTTCTGGGCGCAGGACAACCAGTGGGGCAAGCGCGTGAACTGCACGCTCCGCGGCGTCCAGTTCGTGCGCGACGGCGACGCGTTCAGCGCTGGCCGCCCGGCTGACGCCGATGAGTTCGACGTGGTCGAGGGCGCCGAGGCCAACGACTTCGCCTGATCCTCCTCTCGGCGCATGCCGAGTTTTGCCCCCGGTGTGCTTCGTCGCAGTTGCCTGCCGGGGGCTTTTTTCTGCCCCACCATGACCACCCTCTGGCTCGACTGCGAGACCTACAGCGAGGCCGACCTCAAGAAGGTCGGCACACACGCCTACGCCGAGCACCCCAGCACCGAGATCACGGTCGCCCAGTGGGCGATCGACGACGGCGAGCCGCAGGTCGGGGACTGCACCGACTCGCACCAGCATGTGCCGAACGAACTCAGCATCCCGCTGCTCGACCCCACCGTCACCGTCGTCGCCCACAACAGCGCGTTCGACCGCACCCTGCTGCGCCATGTCTGGGGCGTCGACGTGCCTGTCGAGCGCTGGCTGGACACGATGGTCCAGGCGATGGCGCACGGCCTGCCAGGCTCGCTCGACAAGCTGTCGACCATCCTGGGCCTGCCGTCCGACGAGGCCAAGGACAAGCGCGGGCGCGAGCTCATCCAGCTGTTCTGCAAACCCAGGCCCAAGGGCCACAAGCTACGGAGAGCCACCCGTGACACACACCCCAACGAGTGGGCCGAGTTCTTGGAATACTCCAGGATGGACATCGTGGCCATGCGCGCGGTACACCGTCGCCTGCCACGATGGAACTATGCTCCGGGTCACCCCGAGTTGGCCCTCTGGCATCTCGATCAGCGAGTTAACGATCGAGGGTTTGCGGTTGACGTGGACCTGGCGCGCGCTGCCATTGACGCCGTGGCCGACGAGCAGTCTCGTCTCAAGTACGAGGTCACCGACGCCACCGATGGCGCGGTGACCAACGCGTCGCAGCGCGACGAGCTCCTGTCCTACATCCTGCTCGAGCACGGCGTCAGCCTGCCCGACATGCGCGCCGACACACTGGAGCGCCGGGCCAAGGATCCCGAACTGCCCGAGGCCGTGCGCCGGCTGCTGGAGATCCGGCTCGAGGCCACCAAGACCAGCACCGCCAAGTACAAGGCGCTGGTCAGCGCCGTGAGCCGTGACGGCCGCCTGCGCAACACCATGCAGTTCTGCGGTGCCCAGCGCACCGGGCGCGTGGCGCACCGGCTGTTCCAGCCGGGCAACATGCCCCGCCCCTCGCCCGGGTTCGACGGCGAGGCGCAGGAGGCCGCCATCGAGAGCCTGAAGGCCGGCGCCGCCGACCTGGTCTACGACAACGTCATGCGCCTGACCAGCGACTGCATCCGCGGCACCATCATCGCGCCGCCGGGCCGCAAGCTGGTGGTCGCCGACCTGGCCAACATCGAGGGCCGCGCGCTGGCGTGGCTCGCGTCCGAGGAGTGGAAGCTCGACGCCTTCCGCGCGTTCGACCGCGGCGAGGGCGCCGACATCTACAAACTGGCCTACGCCAAGAGCTTCGGCACCAGGCCCGAGGCGGTCGACAAGCAGCAGCGCCAGATCGGCAAGGTCCAAGAATTGATGTTGGGCTACGAGGGCGGCGTGGGTGCCTACCTCACCGGGGCGGCCACCTACGGCTTCGACGTGGCCGACCTCGCGGTGGCGGTGAAGAACGCCACGCCCGCAGACACCTGGGCCCGCACGCTGGACTCGTTCGACTGGTTCAAGGGCAAGGGCCTGACCTACGGGTTGCCGATCGAGCACTGGGCCGCCTGCCGGGTGCTGGTCGACAGCTGGCGCGAGGCCCACGCCAAGACCAAGGAGCTCTGGCACGGCCTGAAGGACGCCTACGCCGCCGCGGTGTCGCACCCGGGCGAGACCTTCAGCGCCGGCCGCTGGCTGCGCGTGCGCCGCGACGGCGCCTGGCTGCGCATCCGCCTGCCGTCTGGGCGCTACCTCTGCTACCTGCAGCCCGAGGTCGCCGATGACGGCCAGTGCTCCTACATGGGCATCGACCAGTACACCCGCCGGTGGGCCCGCATCAAGACGCACGGCGGCAAGCTGGTGGAGAACGTCACCCAGGCGGCGGCGCGCGACGTGCTGTTCGCGAACATGCCCCGCATCGAGGCGGCCGGCTACGAGATCCTGGTCAGCATTCACGACGAACTGCTGACCGAGACGCCCGACACCGACGCCTACAGCAGCGGCGACCTGGCCGCGCTGATGTCGACCGTACCCGAGTGGGCTGGCGGCTTGCCGCTGGCTGCTGCGGGGTTTGAAGCCTACCGCTACAGGAAGGAATGACCGTGCTCACACTGGAAGAACAGGAACGCCGCGCCTACGTCGAAGGCAACACCGAACTCGCGGCGGTGCTCGCGCGCGCTGACGACGCGGAGGCGGCGCTTGACGAGGTCGATCGCCTCAAGGAGGAGATCGAGGATCTGCAGGCCGAAAACCAGCGCTTGCGCGACAAGATCGAAAACGCCCTCCGAGCACTGGACTAGGGTTTCCACGGGGTCGCGCGCGTTCAGCAGGTGCTAAAGTGCGCGCATGCCTT